GGGGCGGCGAAGCCTGGCATGCCGTGCCGGTGGTCATCATGCGATGGGAAGGCCGAGACACCTACCGCTTGTGCATCACCAATGGCCTGAATGACCGGGTTGTTGGTGGTCAGGGCTGGTGTGCCGTGGGTGTGATCGGAGTGCGGCAGGGTGGTAGCACTGCCGAGCGCGCTGGCGAGGCCATAGCTGGTCTCGGCCACCACCGTGCCACCGAAGGCCGGCATGCCATGGGCGTGGTCGCCGGCACTGGGCTGTGTCGACACACCAGGCGTGTTGGCACCGCCGATAGCCAGCGTCGTGGTAGTGGCCGATATGGTCGCGCCCGCTGCCGAGATCCAGACCGTGCCGTTCCACCAGTAGAGGACGTTCTGGGTGGAGTTGTAGTAAAGCTGGCCGGTAGTCGGAGAAGCAGGGGCGCTGCCCAGGTTCTGAACCTTGGCGTTACGAAGCTCGTTCTGGCTGAGGTCGACGGCACCGTAATAGACAGGCATGGCTAGCTCCTAACTCAGATATGCCGAGCCGCCTACGGCAGCCGAGAAGGTCAGTTGAACCGTGGAACTACTGGGATATTGCACGTTCCCAGGGAAGATCTCATTTCCTGTGGAGTCGACCACGGTGACATTGGGATAGAAGGAGAGACCGTGCGAGATCGTCCAGGTGGTAGCCGCGGATGACTGGGTGTAGGTGTAGCCAAGGGTCTGAGTCCCTCCCGTTCCTCCTGCCTGCCCCACGCCGGCACCCACCACCACGTTGACGTTGTTCGGGGGCGTGACTCGGAACGTCACGCTCACGGTGTTGGCATCTACGACCGCGACCTCAGCCTGAAGCAGACCTCCAGTCGTGGCGTCCCATAGCTGCACGATGGGATAGAGCGAGTTGAGACCGTGGGCGATGTAGTACGGGGAGCCGGCTGTTGTTGGGCCGGTGATCGTTTGGTGATAGGCGATGCCAGGAGGGCCAGTTGGACCCACCGGTCCAGGGATGGTGGAGGCCGCGCCAGTAGCGCCAGTCGGACCTGTGGCACCGACCCCGGTAGGACCGGTAGGGCCAGGCACTATCGAGGCTGCACCTGTAGGCCCGGTAGGGCCAACAGAACCTGTGACACCAGCGGGGCCTGTAGGACCGGGCGCTCCTACTGCACCTGTAGGACCGGTGGGGCCTGGCACACTGGAGGCAGCACCGGTAGCACCCGTAGCCCCGGTGGGACCAGCGGCCCCGGTCGGACCACCTCCACCGACGAGGTCGATAGTGGCATAGGTGTTCGTGGTGCCGGTGCTGACGTTGAGGGTGGCAGATGCATACGCCTGGAAGGTGATCGAGTCGCCAACCGCACATGTCAAGGTGTCGGACATCTCAATCGACATCTGGTCACCGGCATTACCGGAAAACCCAGTGACACCGTCAGCGGTCATCACGCCATTCAGGTAGATAGCAAGACCTATTTGCTGACGGTTACCAGTAGCCGGGGCCTGGATCTGAGCATCAACTAGATAGCGACCTGCTCTAGGAACGGTATAGGCACCAGTACCGGTGTTGTATGCGCTATCGGTATCCCAGTTGATGACATCGTAACGAACCTGGCTCCAGGTGGTGGGAATAGTGCCAGCAGCATTCCGGTAGGCCCGCAAGTTGCTCGTCGGCGTGGGTGTCCCAGGCAGACCTTGAGGCCCAGTGGGGCCGGCGGGGCCAGTAGGCCCAGGCACCGTTGAGGCCGCTCCAGTCGGGCCTGTCGGTCCCGCCGCTCCCGCGGGTCCAACCGGCCCCGTGACTCCAGCTACCCCCGTTGGCCCAGTCGGGCCGGCGACACCTGGAGTACCCTGAGCGCCCTGAGTTCCAGTAGCTCCGGTGGGACCAGTGGGGCCAGCGACACCGGTCGCGCCAGCAGGACCGGCTGGCCCAGTCGGACCCGTGCCACCACTGGTGCCATTCGCCGCCACCACGGTCACACTGTCGGGTGGGGTGACATTGAAGGTGATCGAGATGGAGTTGGCACTCACCACCGTGATCTCGGCGTCGAGCATCCGCCCGTTGACCGCGTCGTATAGCTGCACCATGGGCGTGGTGTTGTTCAGGTTGTGAGTGATCAGGTACGGAGAGCCAGCCGTGGTGGGGTTGACGAGGGTCTGGGTGTACATGGAGCCAGGAGGCCCCATGGGTCCGGTGGGTCCGGTAGGACCGCCAAGTGGGCCAGTTGCACCGGTAGGACCGGCTGGGCCTGCGCTTCCTGTGGCACCCGTGGTTCCTGCGGCCCCAGTCGCTCCGGTGACACCCGGTATTCCCTGAGGGCCGGCTGGTCCGGTGGGGCCTGGGGGTCCACCCGATGGCCCGGTAGGACCGACCGGGCCGACTGCTCCTGTAACTCCAGTAGCTCCTGGGGGGCCTGCCGGCCCCTGAGGGCCTGGCTGACCTACGGGACCGGTTGGACCCGTTGGACCGGCGCTGCCGCCGCCTCCGGACTGCTGGGGTAGGTATGTGGGGTAGGAGGAGTCGGCACCCTGGAACAGGCACCACACCACGCTGCCAACTGCCGGCACCGCGGCCACCTGGGTAACCGGAGGTGCCCAGATCTTAACCGGCTGGACACCGAAGACCTGGGGGATGTACATCTGAATCCGGTGCTGGTGCAGCGGGTCATTGTTGGCGTAAACCTTGGCTGCATAAACGCCAGGGTGAAAGAGTGGAGTCGGGCTAACTGACGTTGACATTGGAGTTGTAAGCGGCGCGCCAGCGATTGTTCACGAGCTTGGTAGGAGGGGGATTGCCCACGGCATAAGGCAAGGGGTTCTGAGGGGAGAAGGCTACGCCTGGGGTTTGAACCGGGCGCATGCCACTGTCACCCTTGGAGTCACGACCCAGGACAGTGTCCATGGAGTAGCCCACTGTCGAGATCTTGTGAACGACCTCGTGTACCCACCACACCCCGTCATTGTCGGCATCGATCCCGTTGAGCACGATGGGCATGCCTTGCCTGACCACGGTCATGCCGGTCAGCGTGGCCTGGGCCTTGTAGTTGAACCGGTTGTATTCAGCCATGCCGGCCAGAGTGCCATGGGCACTGCTCTGGCTATTGACCACGAGGCTGGAGATCTGCTGACTAAAGAAGGGGTACACCGAGTTCTGACCCAGGATGGTCATGTCCTCACCATCATTCACTGCCCCGATGATCCGACCCGAGTTGAGATCAAGGCCAGCGATGGTACGGACGGCGCTGGTAGCACCCGCGGTAGTGAACGACTCACCCGTGACAGACTGGAAGGAGGTGATGCCTTGGTAGGCGATATTGGGGGCGGTGTTCCTGGTCTTGAACACCGGCATACTGGGACCGTAAGCCTTCACGCCGGTATCAACGGAGATGAAGCGGAGCATCGTCTTGTTACAAGCCAGGCTGTAGCCCACCTTGTTGGCAAGCTGCACAAGGTACGACCAGGCTGACGAGCCAGGGTTTGATAGCTGCGGCCAGGTGTAGTCATCGTTCTCGATCAGGGTCGACAGGAAGAACTGCCCAGCCATACGCTGTACCAGGCTCGACGCCTGCACATTCGTCCAGGCCCCTGTGAAGGGATCCTTCAAGGCGTAGCTGGCCCCCAGGCAGACCACGTCCTCAAAGGTAGATTGATCGGGCAGAGACTTGTCATAGTGGTTCTCGATGTGGTCGACATAGCCAAAAAACCAATCGGTGTCGACCGGACTCCAGCCGTACTGCATCTTTACGGGGGTGCCTGGCTGTAACTCCGGAGCGTTAGTCGGCTCTGCTCGCAGAGTGATGACCGCGGTGTCGTGCATACCCTCTGTCATCATCACCTTGATGGTGTTGACCGTCTTCTTGGCCGCGATGCCACCAGGATCGAAGATCGGAAGGGCGACGACATTGACGGTCATATCGAGGTGGGGATCCTGATGATCGAGCCAGTGACAAGGAGGTCCGGATAGAAGATCTCTGGGTTGGCGTTGGCGATGCGCCACCAATAGTCCGGAAGGCCATAGACCTTGTAGGAGATCACGTCGAAGCGGTCACCGTCCACCACGGTGTAGTAGGCGAAGGCACTGGGGCCAGCGGGTGGGCCACCGAACACAGCTACCGCCGTGTCCTGGGAGATGTCAATGATGGACTGACCCTTCCAGATCCCCGTCACGGTGGGTGCGGTGGGCACCGTGATAACCGGCTGGCCCATGTACCGAGAACCTTGGACGATCATGATCCGCTGCCCTTCTTCAGGTTGAACTGTTGGGTCGCAGACGAGGTGGACTGAGTGGCCTTGACCGAAGATAGATACTGGCCTCCCACCGAAGCTGTCATCGGCAAGCTGTTGACGAGATCAGGGCTGGACATGGAGGGCTGGTAGATCCGCATCACCGAGATGTCGGCATACGCCTCGATGGGGACCATGTTGTAGTTGAAGAGGGTGTAGGTGTAGTCGAGAGAGGCGATGGTGCCCTGGAACGAGTAGGAGTTCGCCCCACCGAAGACCACCTGGAGCGGATAGGTCATGGGTGGGTAGCCGCCGGCCCCGTAGTTACCTACTCCCACGTTGGCCCCGCCTTTAGTGGAGGCGTCAAAGATCCCGACAAGTCGCTCCAGAGCGCGAATGTCCCAACGACATCCGATTTCCGATGGCCCCTTGGCACCGCCATAGGCCACCTCGTACATGCGGTTGAAATAGATGGTGAAGCTGACCGTTTGGTTGGTCACCCAGTAGCCGCCGAACTGCATGTTGGTGGGATCCTGTTGCAACGGCGAGGTCAGGTTGGAGGTATCGATGTTGGAACCCATCGAGATCTGCTGTGGGTTCATCATGAAGTACAGGCGGAACTGCTTGGTGGTCAGGTCTGCCATCCCACCGCGGACGAGCGTGTTGCCTGGCTTCATGTGCATCATCTGGAAGAACTTGGAAAAGGGCAGGTTGTCCCGTGGGTCAGGGAGTTTGGCGATGATCGCCTGCTGAGCCGCGGCCTCCTGCTGCCATGTCGCCCCCGTGGTGCTCTGACTGTTACCACTACCCTGGGAAGAACTACCTCCTCCACCACCACCACTACCACCAGGGGTGTACCCCTCTCCCGTGGGGCGCTTTGCTCCCAGGAACAAGTCCGTTGGTACACCAGGAGTCCCAGGTGCATACATCGGTCCCTCAAAGACCTTCTGGGTGGATTGAGGGGCCTCGATGGTTCGACCGTTGCCGGCATACATGACTACGTGACCGGAGGAAGGATCAGCGAAGCCAGGGGGGCCGAAGCACAGGAGATCCCCCACCGACAGCTTCTGCTCAAGCTGAGCCGCGGTGAGGCCCTTGTCTGCCCCCAAGTAGTCGACCGCCGTGGTCAAGCTGGTGTTGTTGTTCCAGAACTCAGCCACCGTGCGCCCGCCCAGGGTCACACCAGGAGCACCTGGGCCGGTGTTGTAGGCGTAGACCATGAGGCCCGAGCAGTCGAAGCCAGTACCGTCATGTGGCTGCCCACTGGCATAGCCACTCCCTGGGGGACCGTTACCGCCCCACCCGTACCACGTTCCTATACAAGTCTTCGCCACGTTGTATGCCTGCTGACCCACAGGGGTCGTGGGAGGAGGGGTCGTGGACGCAGGCGTTTTGGCGGTAGGACTGCCCGATACATCAGCAGGGTTCTGGATGATGCGGATCTGCGGCATCACGAACTCCTCACTGCCATCAGATTCTGAGGCTTGGAGACCGCGGCTATGAACTGCTTGGCGAGGTTGTCCATGTCCTTCTGGGAGGAGTTGGCCGGCACCTGGAGCACCACCGAGCCAGGTTTGAAGTTCAGTTGCACGATAGGGCTGCCACCCTGCGCCCCACCCTTGTTGTAGGGAGAGGACGAGTAGTTGTCAGCCGCAGGCACCACAGCCTCACCGCGGTGCAGCAGAGCTAGCTGAGTACGAGCTACAAGCTGGGTGCCACGGGCGAAACCAGCACCCTTGGACGACAAGATATTCTGGGCGAACTTGATCCGGTTGGACATGGCCGGGATGCCGGCTCGTTCGTAGGTCTGTTCAAACGAAGTGGTGGCAGAGGTGACATCAGTGGTTCCCTTCAACGCTGCCAGGGAGCCGGCCTCAGTGCCGTTCAACTCCTGCGACCACATGAAGTCCAACTGGGTCTGGAGGCTGTTGGGATCACGGTTCTGGGCCTTGGCCCAGGCCACCAACGTGTCCCACCTACCACCCACTGACCACTGGGCAATACCACGGCCAGGACCGCCAGCTTGGGCCGAACCAGGGTTGATGCTGGACTCCTGGGCCAGGTTGCCCAGGATGCCGGCTGCCATGTAGTCCTTCAAGCCCTTGCCCAAGAAGAAGTTGTATGCCTGCTGGGCGTTACCACTACCGGTCAACTTGGTTGGCGTGCCAGACCCTGTCCCGCCCGAGCCACCGGATCCACTCCCAGAACCGTCAGAGGTCTGGCTGGCTGCTCCACCACCCGTTCCCAGGAACATCCCAGACAGGTCATTCGGCCCAATGCCAGCCGATTTGTAGTTCCAGGCTCCTCCCCCTTTGGCATTCGACGCTGTTCCTGCGCTCGTGGTAGCCGGCCCTCCACCTCCTCCACCACCAGCAGCGCCGCCACCCAATAAGAAGGAAAGGTTGGAGGCTTGAGGACTACCCGGCTGGATACCAAGGCTTGACAGAATACGATCCATGCCCCCCAGGGCAGTTACACCAGCATTGCCTTTACCACCACCCTGAGCCGGGGCCGCGGCCTTCCCAGCCCCGTGCTGCGCTCCACCCGGTTTCGTCAACCCCGCGATGAGAGAGCCACTAGGGGGAGCGGAGAACAACATGCCCAGGACAGTGGTCGAAACCTCGTTGTCAGAAGGCTTGCCGGCCAAGAGATGGAAGATGGTCTTGTCCCCTCCCTTACCACCTCCACCGGCACCCAGGAGACCGACACCGCCCCCTCCACCATGACCGCCTTTCTTGCCCTTCATCTTCTCGACATCTTCTTTGGTGAGAACGAACTCACCGCCATGGACGACGGCCAACTGAGGGCCGGTTCCTGGTACCTCACCGCCCTGCTGGAAGATGCTCTTGATGATCCCGCCGACACCTGGGAGATGTCCGAGCATGCCTGTAGCCATGCCCATGCCAGGGATCTTTGAGGTGATGCCTCCGAGCAGACCACCGGACCCGCCGAAGATCTTGCCGATGAGGCCACCACCTAAAGCCGACAGCGGAGTAGCGGCTTTCAGCAGTGCAGCAGCAGCATCATTCAGATTCTTAGCTGCACCGGCAATACCAGGCTCAGCCACCGACTCCATGCGTGACTTGGCCGACTGGGCCTGAAGCTGAGCGTAGGCCGCGGTCTGACCGAAGCCGGCAGCCTTGGCCCCTTGCTTGGTGCCAAGATCCACCTTGGTGATGTCCTTGCCCTGGGACTTCATCCCGATCCTGGCACGGGCGTACTGCATGAATCCGGAGTAACCGTCGCTCCCTGGCGTGATACCCAGGGCAGCCAGGTTGTTCTCTCCTGGGCCACCAGGAGCCATGTACGACTCAAACTGATCACCCGAAGGCGCACCACCTGGGAAGCCGGCAAACAGCTTCTGATAGATCATGCTGTACTGGGACGTGATGTCCATGGCCTTGCCGCCTGGTTTGAAGTTCAAGCCGAACATCAGACCGGCGTTAAGCGTCCCTGGCTGCTGCATCTGATTCGTCGCCACCATGGCCTGCTGGCGGGTCATGGAAGGCATCATGGTCATGAGTTGCTGCGCGCTCCGGTTGAAGGCAGCAGAGTTCTGGCCGGCGACACTCTGACCACCGAAGGGGTCAGCACCCATGTAGTTCGCCATGTACATGTTGGCCTGGCCGTAGTCGGCGGCACTCTGAGCAAAGGTACCCTTAGGAATGACGTACGCGCCCTGCTGCTGACCCATGGTCATCTTGCCGAAGGACGGCCCGAGTGAGGCCCCGATGAACTGGCCCTGGACGGCGCTGGCGATCAGATTCTGGGCCGCGGAGGAGGACAGGACGTTGGCGGCTGATCCGATAGCACCCGAGATCATGGAGGCCGGTCCACCCAGACCTCCACCACCTTGACCACCATTGCCGCTGGTCGTCATCTTGTTACCCGAGCCAGCCAGGGCCTTAGCGTCGTCGGCGCTGCCCTCTGTCATCTTGGCCCAGGTGTCTTTAAGCTGGGACGCCACGGCGCTGCCATCAGGCTGAGTGCCCTGGCCGGTGTCGAGCGGACCCTGGTTGAAACCACCGGCATTACCACGCATGCTGCCTGGCAGCCAGAGGCCCTGGGTAGAGCCGGAAGAGCCAGTCCCACCACTCCCACCGCCCGCAGTAGCAGCACCGGCGCCGCCACCACCGCCGCCGCCACCCATCCCACCCATGGACCCTTGCACACCCTGGATCTGCTTCTGAAGACCAGCCATGCTCTTGGTCAGGCTGTCGACAAGCTGAGTGATGCTGCTGATGCTCTTCTGGGCCGACGATCCGAAGGTATTGAAGGCGCTCTGGACCCCGGTCAGGGCAGAGGTGATCTTGCCGATGGACTCGGCAAAACGCTCTGGGCCTTTGGAGTCGAACAGCCCTATGCCGTAGCCATCAGGTGGCACTTATTTCTCCAGGACGACTTCGACCCAGTGCTGTCGCTCTGGGTAGGGCATGTGCTTAATCTCAGACAGATTCCAACCGGGGAAATGCTCAGAGATTCTCCGGTACTGGAGGTAGAGAAGGTCGAGAGTGGTGAGATCCCTAACGAAAGAGATCTACGAGAGAGATCTGATAACCGGCCTCCCGCCCGCACTCGGTGCATGTGACCATCACCTCCTCCATCCGCGGGCCAGGCTGCGCTTCGGTCATGGCTTCGATGATCTTGCGCCGGTCAGCCATGCTCATCTTCTGGGCGATGTGACCCATCACTGGATTGCCATCAAGCGAGCGGATGGAGCGGTCGATAGCAATGGTCGCCTCTTCTGGGCCGGTCCTGTTGCCGTCACCCACCATCTCAAGCTGCACGTCCCCGGTGAGCATGTGTACCAGGGCCAGGTGGCCGTTACGCAGGGTCACCTCGATGTCCTGCACTATGGGGTTCTCCATCTTCTTGACCTCGATGGAGGAGTCCAACTCGACAACGCAACCGAAGTTCTGACCACACAGCCGGCAGGGAAAGTCAGGCACCTCCCAGTCGTTGCCAAAGGTCAGAACGCGGATCGCCAACATGAGAGCGGCCCGGTCACCGGTCAGCATCCTGCCGAGCAGCTTGGGGGTCGACTCGATGTCCCCTACCGACAGCACGCACCGCTTGAGAATGAGATCCACCACCTTGGGCACGTTCACTGTTGGGCTGCGTAGCTCACGAGCCATGGCCTCCTCGTCGGAGCCGTTGATCTCGCGGATACGGGCCTCTGTGTGCAGCTTGCCGTCGTCGTCCAGGAAGCCACCTGGGAGGGTCACCGTGTCAGCCGGCAGGGGCGGCATCAACGGCACCGGAGCCTTGGTGACTTCCTTGGCAATAGCGTTGATCTTCTCTGGGTCATCAACGACAGTGGCGGTGAACTCAGCCAGCGGATCGCTCATGGGAACTTAGCGGGGTTGACGAAGCTGGTCGGATCGGACGGGTTAGCGGTGGTAAGCAAGGCAAATCCCTCGTGAGCAAGGGTGAGATTCTCGATAAACACTGCATTGCCACCCGCTTCCAGATCACTGAAGCTGTAGCCCATGGGCCAGGCGTTATAGACTCCAAATCTGGCCTTGATAGCAGGAGGATTGTCGACGCCTGCTGCATAGCCAGTTTTAGTGATCGGGTGCTGGAGCACGTCGATGGTGACACCGGTCCTGAAGTTCATTCCCGGTGCCTCCGTACCGCTTCCTCCGCCACCAGCCACGGCGAAGATCATCTGGAACCAGTTGTAGATCTCGGTAGTACCGCCGTTTCCACCATTAACTGGCACGGCCAGAAAGCCTCTCGTAAGAGTCAATGGACCGAAGTCTGATTGCCCTGGCATCTTACGAGTAGTCGTGTTGTTACCACCCTCTCTATAGGGGATAACTTCGTTGTTGACACTCAAGCCAGAGACTGCCATGAACCCCATCCGACTGATGGTCGTAGGAACCGCGGTGGAGTTAGGCGAGGTGATAGTGACCAGGAACCGGAAGTTCCTGAGCGGATCACTGTTCAAGGGACGTGTGGTCATGGTTCCTCCTAACCGGTCGTGACGCTGACGCTCTGACCGCCAGCCCATTGGCCGATGGCGATGACGACGAACTCGGCTGGGTACTGGAGTGCCACACCGACCTCGATGTTGACGATGCCCTGCTGAATGCTCTGGGGCGTGTTGATGGTGGCGTCACAGTTGACGTAGAACGCCTCCGCGGCGCTCGTGCCCTGGAGGCCACCGCTCTGCCAGAACGATGTCAAGAACTGACTGAGGATCGAAGTGATCGAGTTCCAAAGCACCCAGTCGTTCGGCTCAAAGACAGCGAACTTGACCATGGCCGTCATCTCGGTGGACAGGTAAATCAGCGTCCTTTCCACCGACACGTACCGGGTGACAAGGTAAGGCGACAGGGTGCGAGCACCCCAGATCACCACGCCTGAGCCAGGCACCGAGATCAGGCAGTTGACATTGGCCTGAGTCAAGTTGCCCTGGTCCGCGTTGGTGCATGTGTATTCCAAGCCAAAGGCTCCGAGCAGTGTGGCTCCCAGGCCGGCGGGCGCTTTCTGCACCCCTCTCCTGGCGTCGGTGTCGATGTACTTCCCGACGACGAAGCCTCCTGGAGGCACCATCCTGGTCACCCCTGGAGTCGAGGAGTACGGATCGGAGATCTGCACCTGGGGGTAGTAGATAGCAGCCTGGGGGCTAGCCGACATCTGATTGGCGTAGGTCACCATGGCCGCTGGAGTGGCACCAGGGATGGAGTCGACAACCAC